AACTCCAACAAATACAGAGACACCAACACAAACGCCTACAAATACTGCATCACCAACTAATACACCGACAAATACTGCATCACCAACACAAACTATCTCATATTATAGTTACTCGTTAGGTTACGGGGCAACAATCCAAGAATCTTGTAATGACTCAAATTCACCATCAAATTACTATGGTGCTGTTTCTGGTGGTATAGGTCCTAATGTAGGTGAGTTTTTATATGATGACACATTGTTATCTACACCAGCTAGTAATGGTTATTATTCTAATGGAATTTCATGGTTCTTAATAACAGGTGGATTAGGTGAAATTACTTCATCTGACCCGAATGGTTGTGTTGGGGTAATTACCTTAACGCCAACACCGACTTTAACGCAAACACCGACAAATACGACGACTCAAAGTCCAACACCGTCAGTTACTGCATCAAATACTCCAACACCTACTACAACACCAACTAATACACCAACAGCGAATAGATTCCCATTTACAGTTTATCCGGGGTCTACTTATGATGCTGCGTGTGGTCAATATAATTCAACAGTAGTTATTTATGGTGACTCTTCATTATTTGATAATAACACAGTATTTTACAATAATATCGTAGGTCCGGACACAACAGGATTAACAGGTTATTATAACTACTCACAAATTGTAGTACAATTAAATAATGGTGTTGAAAGCGGAGGGTTTTCAAATTGTATCACTTTAACACCAACACAAACTTTAACTCAAACACCAACTAACACACCAACAACTACTCAAACACCGACTCAAACTTTAACTCAAACACCAACTAATACGGAGACTTCAACCCCAACACCAACAAATACGTCAACACCAACAAATACAGCGTCAGTAACACCGACAAACACCGCATCAACAACCCCAACACCAACACCAACTCAAACTAGGTTTGCATTTACGGTTTATCCGGGTTCAACATATGACGAAGCTTGTGGTCAATACAATTCAACAATTACGATTTATGGTGATAAAGTTAATTTTGATGAAAATACCATATTCTATAATGTATTAGCAGGTCCAACTACAATTGATATGACAGGTTATTATAATAATAGTCAAAATATAGTTCAGTTATCATCTGACGGTTCTATTGTTGGAGGATTTAGTATTTGTGTTACATTAACACCAACTCAAACTGTAACTCAAACTCAAACTCAAACCCCAACTAATACACCAACATTAACTCAGACTCAAACACAAACACCAACCTTAACTCAAACACCGACTCAAACAATTGGTTACTACACTTATACATTAGGTTATGATGCAACTGTTCCGGCAACGGCTTGTGATAATTTTGATAATTCACCAATAACTCTTTATGGAGCGATTGCTGCGGGTATAGGACCAAATCTTGGTGAGATATTGTACACTAACACATTGTTATCAACAACAGCTTCTAATGGATATTATTCTAATGGAACTGCAACATATCAGGTAACCGGAGGTGTAGGTGAAGTTACATCAGTAAACCCATTAGGTTGTGCAACACCTATTATAATTCAATTAGAGGGATTTTATTTTGAAGGTTCAGTAGGTGCAGGATATCAGGCAGTTGCTAATCAAGTAGTAACTGATGATATTACTATTAATTTCACTAATGTATTAGGGACTATTACAGGACCACCATTAGTAATTAATAGTTCTGTAGAAATTTTATCAGGACAAACAAGTGGTTATACTCAAGTATTTGTAGACTACGATTATAATGATTTAACACAAGTAAGTTCATTCACTGGAGTTACATTTGATGTGACAGGGTCGACACAATATGATTTTACAGGTGAAACGACAGGTTCAACTTTTAATGTGACACCAACACCAACACCTAGTGTAACACCAAGTAATACTCCTGAAGTTACAGGTATTACTCCAACAGTAACCGCAACAGTAACATCAACACCGGGAGGAGAAACACCAACACCAACACCAACTGCTGGTGGAGAAACACCAACACCAACACCAACTGCTGGTGGAGAAACACCAACACCAACACCAACACCAACTAGACCATAATGATGGTGTTTAGTTTCGATTTATTTGTTAACAACAACTAATATAAAAAAAATAAAATATAATTTAATAAACCCTCGACTTATCTCGAGGGTTTTTTATTTTTACCTAAAACGTATAATACATGAAAATATTTGTTCAAATCGCGTCCTATAGAGACCCACAATTAGAACCAACAATCAAAGATATGTTGGCAAACGCCAAGAAGCCTAAAAATATCACATTTGGAATTGCAAGACAATTCAGTGAAGAAGATGGTTTTGATAAATTAGAAGATTACAGAAAAGACAAAAGATTTAGAATACTTGATATTCCTTACGAAGAGTCTAAAGGTGTTTGTTGGGCAAGAAATCTAACCCAACAACTTTATGAAGGTGAAACGTATACTCTTCAAATTGATTCTCATATGAGATTTGTTAAAGATTGGGATGATATCTTAATAAAAATGATTAAGGGGTTACAGAAGGATGGATACGAAAAGCCTCTACTTACGGGTTACGTCCCATCTTTTGACCCCGAAAATTATCCGGAGAGTAGAATTAATGAACCATGGAGAATGGTCTTTGATAGATTTATTCCTGAAGGAGCTGTCTTCTTCTTACCTGAAACTATTCCGGGATGGAAAGAATTAAAAAAACCTGTGACCGCAAGATTTTACTCAGCACACTTTTGTTTTACTTTAGGTGCTTTCTCAATTGAGGTACAACATAATCCGGAATATTATTTCCACGGTGAAGAAATTTCAATTGCAGCACGAGCATACACTTGGGGTTATGATTTATTTCATCCACATCTTCCTGTTGTGTTTCACGAATATACTCGTAAGGGTAGAACAAAACAATGGGATGATGATAAAACATGGGGAGAAAAAAATAGACACTCTCATCACACAAATAGAAAATTATTTGGTATGGATGGAGAGGAACAAGAAGGTCATGACGGACCTTACGGATTTGGACCTGTTAGAACATTAAAAGAGTATGAAAAATATTCAGGTCTTTTATTTGAAAAAAGAGCAATTGATAAACATACATTAGACAAAGGATATCCACCAAACCCTTATAACTTTGAAACCGAAGAAGAATGGAAAAATAGTTTTTGTATGGTATTCAAACATTGTATTGATGTTGGATATACAAGTGTTCCTGAAAAAGATTATGAATTTTGGGTGGTTGCATTCCACAATAATAAAGATGAAACTTTATTTAGAAAAGATGCTGACAAAGCAGAAATTGCGGGAATGTTAAGAGACCCTGATGGTTATTGTAAGATTTGGAGAGAGTTCCAAACAGACGCATTACCTGATTATTGGGTTGTATGGCCTTATTCAGAATCAAAAGGATGGTGTGATAGAATTACCGGAAGAATAACTCATAATCACGTTAGTTAATTATGAGTGGGGAACCTTTAAAAATATTTGTGAAACACCATTTAGGTATGGGTGACTCTGTAGTTCATAACGGTATGATACGTAAAATTGCAGAAGATAACCCAAATTCCGAAATTCATATTGCGGCTAAACATCACTACCATAATAACGTAGTGTTTATGTTTAGAGATAACCCAAGGATTAAAGTCAAAAGTGTGTTAAACGATGGTGAAATGGAACATTTTATTAAAAATGAAAATTTTGATAAGATTATTTCTTCCCATTTTTGCGATAATATGGGATATCGTTATGAAAAATATTTTGACGATTCTTTTTATTTAATTGTTGGGATGGACCCAAAAATTAAACAAGATTATTTTTATATTGAAAGGGATTATGAATTAGAAGAAAAGGTTTACTACGAATTAATTGTTAGTAAAGGAATTCATGATTATCATTTTGTTCATGAAAAGGATGAAGAAAACATAAAAATCAATAGAGAATTATTAAAACCTGATTATCCTATCATTACGGCTGAACCACAGTACGGGATGTTTAGTTTATTGAAGGTTATTGAGAACGCTAAATCGGTTAATATTATTAGTAGTTCTTTTTTAAGTTTGATGATGTGTAAAAAATATAATGAAAACGTTATTGCACATATGTATTGTGATAGACAATTTATATCACCATACGTTAATAAACACGACATTAAAACTTTATAAATGGATTTGATTAAAAAAATTATAAATCACAAAGATTATTCGTCATTGATTGATTTAGATGACTTCATTAAAAATAATCCTATTGGGACTAACAAGTTTAGATATTTTTCAAAAAGACCTTACAAAGTTGTTAAAAATCACATTTATACCTGTCTATACTATGATGGTGATAAATGTGTTGGTTATGGTCATTTAGATACTGAAGACGATATTGTATGGTTAGGAATTTTGGTTGGGGATACAGAAACCGGAAAAAAAATAGGGAGTAAGATTATGGATGATTTGATACTAAATTCTAATTCGGATATCTTATTGTCGGTTGATATTGATAATCATGTTGCAATATCAGTTTATATGAAAAAAGAATTTCATATTATTGAAACTCACCCTACTTATCATATAATGAAATTAAATAAAAACTTAAATAAATAAAAATTATGGCAGATACATTAGGAAACGTTATTGATAAATTAGTAACAGTTGACATGAAAATGTGGGATAATCAGGAGTTATTATACGATATAAGAAGAATGACTTTTGAAGAGTATAAGGAAAAATACTTTAACGACGAAAGTGGGGCTAATTTACTTTGGGAGACATTAAAAAAGGCATGCGACTTAAATGTTCAAAGAAATCAATTAATAAATGAGGTTGACTCAAAAATTATTGAAATAATTGAAGCAAAATTAAATGGTGAGGATTTAGATAACGGTAAATTTTTACAGAGAGCACATAAAACATATTAATTGATTTTTTTTTTTATTAAAATGGAAAAATCAATAACACATAAATATGAATTAAAAAATATCGGTATAGGGGATTTAACATTCTTTTGCGGAGAAATGTTATTACGTTTAAACAAAGAAGACGTTTTAGAGATAAAGATTAATGAAACTAATCTAAATTTGTATAGGGACGGAAGTGAATCGTATAAAAAATTTTGTATCGACTATGTTAAGTTTATTTTGAGTGATTTTGTTGTTTTAGAATGTGAAACTAATCCAGAAAAAACTTGGGAAGTTAATAGAGATTACATCGATAAAATGTTAACTGATGATAGAATAAAGAATATTTTTAAGAAAAAGTTTTCTAATGATTCTATTAATGATGAATATAAAAATCATGTTGTATTATTTACTAAATCAAGAAATTTCCATTTATCAAATTTTCAACAACATTCTGAATTTTTTTTTAATACTTTAAATTCGATAGATTCAAAAATAATATTACTTGGGGAAAAAAATGTAAACTACACCGGGGAGTATTCAATTATTGGTAATGAAATGGTATATTCATTGTATGATGAATACATTAAAAACATAGATAAAAATAAAATTATTGATTTAACTAAAGATGATTATTCCTCTGAAGGAATTAACCTTGAAAATATAATTAATGATTTAACTTTAATATTAAATTCAAAAAAAATAATAATGATGGGCGGAGGAGGTTTTTTCTGTATGTCATTATTTACGGATAAATTATTGTCGTTAGTAAATGAGGACATTTTTTATCAATTTCAAACAGAGCATAATAAACAAATTTTCATCAATTTTGATGACTATATCAGAGAAATACAAAATGTATAAATTTTACGGACAATCTGAACAGGATAAGTTTATTTTTGAGAGGTATTTTCAAAATAAAGAAAAAGGGATTAGTATTGAATGTGGAGCATTTGATGGTGTAATGGAGTCGTCAACTTTATTTTTTGAAGAAAATTTAGGGTGGACTTGTATCAATATTGAAGCATCTCCACCAATTTTTGAGATGTTAAAATCAAATAGAACTAAATCACACAATTTTAATTTGGGTTTAGGTAGTGAAGAAACAACTTTAAAATTCAAACACGCCGTACATCCATATCATGGGACTAAGTTTGGTAATGGTTCATTTAAACACAAAATGACACACGAAGATTTATTAAACCATGAAGGATGTCATTTTGAAGAGTATAATGTTATTTCAACGAGATATGATAATATTATAGATAAATTAATGAATGAAAACTTTCATGACCAAACTATCGATTTATTTGTCTTAGATGTTGAAGGTTACGAAATAGAAGTTTTAGAAGGGATGAAAAACTCAAAATTTTTACCTCAAATTTTGTGTGTTGAATATCCTCATGTTGGGTTAGACAACATAAAATCATTTTTAGATGAATTAAATTACAAATTTGATTTAACTAAAGATAATAACGCTTACTTTATAAAAATATGATACCAATTTATCAACCGTATTTTAATCAAAAAAATTTAAAATACGCACATAAAGCAATTGACTCCGGATGGGTTTCATCTCAAGGTGAATACTTAGATTTAGCGAAAAACAAATTAAAAGAAATTCTTGGGTGTAAACGATTAATATTGACTAATAATGGTACAACTGCAACACATTTATTGGCAATTGCCTTAAAATATAAGTACCCTCACATTAATAAAATTATTGTACCAAACAATGTATATGTAGCTGCGTGGAATTCTTTTTTATTTGATAAAAATTATGAATTGATACCGATTGATTCTGATTTGGAAACTTGGAATTTTGACACATCTAAATTAAAATCTTTGGTTGACGAAAACACCGCAATATTAGTGGTTCATAATATTGGTAATATTGTAAACGTACCTAAATTAAAAATTGAATTTCCTGACACCGTTATTTTAGAAGATAATTGTGAAGGGTTTTTGGGTAAATATGGGGATAAATATACAGGTACCGAATCATTTGCCTCATCGATATCTTTCTTCGGTAATAAAACTATAACTTCAGGTGAGGGTGGTGCATTTATAACAAATGACGATGATGTATTTGAATACATTAATAAAGTTAAATCTCAGGGACAATCAAATGAAAAATTCATTCACGATGTTTTAGGTTATAATTATAGAATGACTAATATTCAAGCGGCAATTTTGTATGGTCAGTTAGAATCGTTAGATGAGATTAAAGAAAGAAAACATAAAATATTTAATCGTTATAAATCCATTTTTGAAGGTGTGGAAGGAATTTCATTTCAAAAAATAGATTCGGAAACGGAACACTCTGAATGGATGTTTGGGTTAAGATTTAACGAATTTACTTTAAATCAGAAAAAAGATTTAGAACTCTATTTGTTTCATGTAGGTATTGATACAAGACCTATGTTTTACGAAATTAAAAAACACGATTATATTTCCCATATTCCAAACGAGGATACAAACTCTGTTATGTTAAGTGAACAGTGTCTTATATTACCATCATATCCTCAATTAACCGATAGTCAGGTTGATTTTATTGCCGGAAAAATTATAAACTACCTTAAAGATAAAAATACAATAAATTAATAATAAAATTAAAATGTCTAAAACAACAAAACTAATTGACGAAAACTTAGTTGGACAACCTGGTTTGTCCAGATACATTGACCCTAAAACCGGATGGGAACGAGAACCTGATACATATGATATTGGTGTTTATGTAGACCGTATGTGTTTTACTCAACCAATAGATGAAACAAAAATAAATTGTGCTTGGTTAATTGAACCTTCAATTATTAATGGTGAAAACTATGTTAACATCATCAAGAATAAAGAAAATTTTAAATATATTTTCACTCATCATAAAAATGTAATACCACAAGCAGAAAATGCTGTGTATATCCCACATGGTGGAACTTGGATGAGAGAAGAGGATATTAATATCCATGAAAAATCTAAAGTGGTTAGTTCTCTTTTTTCTTGGAAAAATTGGAACGCATACCATAGAATGAGGTTTAGAGTTTATGACAGATTAAAAGATGATGGTAGAGTTGATTTTTATGGGTCAGGTTGTGAAAAAGAAATTGAATTTAAAATTGATGCGTTAAAAGATTATATGTTTTCAATTGTGATTGAAAATTGTGTTGAGAGTGGGTACTTTACTGAAAAGATTTTGGATTGTTTCTTAACCGGAACAATTCCTGTATATGTTGGGTCACGAGACACTTCTAATTATTTTGATGAAAATGGTATCATATATTTTGAAGGTGATGAAGAATTACCGTCTATTTTAGAAAAATTAAATAGTGAATACTATATGTCTAAAATAGAATCAGTTAGGAAAAACTTTGAATTAGCAAAAGAGTATATGTTCCCTGAAAAAATAATCCAAACTTATTTAAATGAAAATGTATAATAATATTGTTATAACAGGGGCGAATAGTCCTTATTTTGAATCATTACTAACTCTAATTAATAGTATCCATAAAGATAGTTTTGAGTTAGTTGATATGATTGTGGTTTATGATTTTGGTTTAGACCAAACAGAAATTAATCGATTGAAATCGTTAAAAAAAATAATGATTGTTGATATCGTAAAAGATTTTCAAATCTATGAAGGGATATCGTCAATAAAAACAAAATGTCATTTTTTAAAAATGTATACTTTGTTTCATTCTATGAGTTTATCTAAAAATGTTTTATGGTTAGATGCCGGTGCTTGTGCCTTAAGAAGTTTGGAACCAATTTTTAATGTTATTGAATCTGAAGATATCTTTTTAGTTGGTGACATTCACTTAAATAAAAATTATACACACAAGAGATGTGTTGAGGTAATGAATGCAACTGAAGAAGAACTAATGGATAATCAACTTTGGTCAGGATTAGTTGGGTTTAAAAGTGATGGTAAATACAGTCATATTATCACCGAAGGTTGGGATTATTCTCAAATTGAAGGTTGTGTTGATGGTTTTGAAGATAATCATAGACACGACCAAAGTGTATTATCAATCCTATCATCAAGATATAATTGTCCAACCCAAGATATTGATATTTTTGGGTATTGGACCGATGTTAATAGAAACCTTCAAAAGGCAATCGAATTAAATTCAGTAATTTTTGCGCACAGAAGAGGATATGATAATAAAACAAATTTGATATATGAAAATTAATTTTAATGAAATACCTAAATTTGTAATTAATCTTGAAAGACGACCTGATAGATTAGAGGCGGTTACAAAAGAGTTTGACTATATGGGTTGGACGTTTGAAAGATTCAATGCGGTTGATACAAACAGTTATGAAGGATGTGCCTATTCTCACCAAGAAGTTGCTAAAATTATTTTAGAAAGAGGTTATGATTATGCCATGGTATTTGAAGACGATATCTTTTTTATGCCGTACGCAAAAAAATTAATCCCTTTAATAGAAGAAGAGTTGAGTAATAATGATTGGAGTTTTTTCCATTTTGCACCATCAATTCACAGACCACTTAGTAAGTTTTCCGAAGAGTTAGTTGATTTAACAATATTACCACCAAAGGACCCGGACAAACACAGAGGTATTTTTGGTACTTCAGGGTTTATTTTAACAAGAAAGGCGTGTGAATATATTGTTCAATGGGATACCAATGTGATTATTGAAAATAGTCATAAACAAGTTCCAATTGATGAGTTTTTAGATAGAGCGGTTTACCCAAATATGAAATCCTTCTCTGCTAAATTACCGTTAGTTGTTCAAAAAAGAGATTATTCGGATATTAACAAAACATTTGATTCAAATCATTATGTTATGACGTATAATTGGAATGTTTATTTTCCGGACAAATTAGATGGAAAATATTTAGATTATGATAAATGTTTAGAATTAAGAAACAACAATGAGAGTTAAGATTATAACAAGTATTTATTCAGACCTTTACGGTTCTGAGCTTGGTGGAAGGCCAGGGAGAAAAGACCACTATCGTTTTAGTTTATTGTCTTTATTAAAAATGACCCAAGCAGATTTTATCTGTTACACCTCTGAAAGAGAATTAGAAGACTTAAAAGAGTTTTTTTATAAAAATCATGAAATTTCTGAAGATAGATTAAAATTTGTTTTATTTGATTTATCACAAAATGAATATCAAGAGTTGATTAATAGTGTTAAAGATGTTGAAGGTATTAAAACATCTGATAGATGTTACGAAATTCAATACTCTAAATTTTCTTGGTTTAAGAATGAGGATAAAAGTTATGATTATTATTTTTGGTTCGATGCTGGTTTATCTCATACAGGCTTAATACCAAATAAATACTTGTCAGGACAAGGTCATAGATTTTACTATGAATCATCATTATTTAATGATAATTTTTTAAATAATTTAATTGAATATTCCGACAATAAGTTTGTAATGGTGGCAAAAGAAAATTCAAGAAATTATTGGGAAGGTACTGTGGACCCTAAATACTATACAACATACGACAACAGTGTTCATGTCATTGGCGGATTTTTTGGGGGTAAAACAGAGTTGTGGGATAAGGTAGTTAAACAATTTGATGACTATGTTAAATTGATTTTACCGGAACAAAAAAGATTGTTTTATGAGGAACATTATATGTCATTAATGTACCAAAATCATAAAGAATGGTTTAAGACTTTAAACTTCGATATTTGGTGGCACCACGATAATTTTAAAGAAGGAAGTGAAGAATTTTTTCAAAAAAACAAAAGTTTTTATAAAATGTTAACAGAATTAAATAATATAAATGAGTAATATTACATTAGTTACCGGTATTTGGGATATTGGTCGTAGTGATTTGACCGAAGGGTGGTCAAGGTCTTACCAACATTATTTGGATAAATTTGAACAACTATTAGATGTTCAAGAAAATATGATAATTTTCGGGGATGAAAGTCTTCGAGAATTTGTTTTTACAAAAAGGAATGAATCAAACACCCAATTTATTGAAAGACCTTTAGAGTGGTTCTCTAACTCAGAATTTAACCCACTTATCCAAGGCATACGAAATAACCCTAATTGGTATAATCAAGTGGGTTGGTTAGAACAATCAACTCAAGCAAAATTAGAAAACTATAATCCATTGGTTATGTCAAAAGTGTTTCTTTTACACGACGCCAAAATATTTGATAAGTTTGATTCTAAATATATGTTTTGGATTGACGGTGGTTTAACAAACACTGTTCATCCGGGGTATTTTACTCACGATAATGTTCTTGATAAGTTATCGAAATACATATCAAAATTTTCGTTTATTAGTTTTCCTTATGATGCGGAAACAGAAATACATGGATTTAATTATGATAAGTTAAATTCTATTGCAGGTTCTAAAGTTACTAAAGTTTCCCGAGGAGGATTTTTTGGTGGACCTAAAGACAGTATTGCGGATATTAATTCGATTTATTATGGGTTATTAAAATCAACTCTTGGAGAAGGTTATATGGGAACTGAAGAATCAATCTTTAGTATAATGTCATATAAACATTCAGACTTGATTAATTATTTTGAGATAGATTCTAATGGATTGGTTGGTAAATTTTTTGAGGATTTAAAAAACGATACATTAATTCCGAAAAATGAATCTAAAGTTAGTGTGGTAAATAATTTAGATACAAATAAAGTTGGTCTTTATGTGTTAACATTTAATAGTCCAAATCAATTTAGAACTTTAATCAAATCATTTGAATCATATGATAATGATTATTTAATAAAAACTAAAAAGTATTTGTTGGATAATTCTACTGATTTATCAACGACTGAGGAATACTTGAAACTATGTGAAGAACATGGGTTTGAACACATAAAAAAAGAAAATCTTGGGATTTGTGGTGGTAGACAATGGATTGCCGAACATTTTGAAACAACCGATTTAGATTATTATTTATTTTTTGAAGATGATATGTTTTTCTTCCCTAATGAAGGTTCTGTTTGCCGAAATGGTTTTAATAGATATGTTCCAAATTTATACACCAAGTCATTAGAGATTATTCAGAAAGAAAATTTTGACTTCTTAAAACTTAATTATTCAGAGTTTTATGGGGATAACGGAACTCAATGGTCTTGGTATAACGTACCTCAATCAGTTAGAGAAGAATTTTGGCCTGAAAAACCAACATTACCTCATCTTGGATTAGACCCTAATGCTCCAAAAACTAAATTCTCATCAATTTTATCTCACAAAGGTTTACCATATGGCTCGGGTGAAGTTTATTATTGTAACTGGCCTCAAATTGTTAGTAGACCGGGAAATAAAAAAATGTTTTTGGACACAACATGGGCACACCCATTTGAACAAACATGGATGAGTCATATGTATCAATTGGCCAAAAAAGGAGAATTATCATCAGGTTTATTACTTTTAACACCAACTGAACACGATAGATTCGAACATTACGGAGGAGAGTTACGTAAAGAGTCATAACGATATATTTATTGTTATGGAATTTTATATCAAACAAAACGCAACATTACCTGTATTGAAAATGCAAGTTGTTAAAGACGGTAGAGCCGGATACCAACAACTTATGCAAGATTTAGAGGTATCTACAATATTTTTTACAATGATTGACGTGGAGACGGGTATTCCTAAAATAGTATCCGCTCCCGCTCAAATTGTTAATTTAATCTTACCTGACGGTGCCGACCCTGAATATTATATCTATTTTAAATTTACCTCAAGAGATACCAACACTCCGGGTAGATATGAGGGTCAATTCTTAATTAAGAATGACGAAGGTAATTTAATTCTTCCAATTAGAGAAGAACTTTATATTAATGTCCAACCAAGTTTTATTTCAGAAACTGCTTGTTGTTAATTTGATTCTTGATTTAATTTAATTATATTTATTTACGATGAGTAAGGTAAACTTCACAACTAAGTGATTGCCAATAAACCACTCCTAAATAAAACATATGATTAACAGTGAAGAAATTGAGGAATTCCTACATGGGAATGACCCGGAAGAATTTATAGTTGCCATCGAGTATGATTACCGAGACAACTGTATCTACAAAATTAAGGAGATTCCCGGAAAAGGGAAAGAAATCCGTAAAGACACTTTTACCCCGTTCGCTTGGGTAGGTGATTTAAAAAATCTAAAATTTTATAACGACTCGAAAGCCGCTCAGAAAGAGGCGATGACCAAGTATGGAATTCTAATTGAAAAATTGGAAACTCATGGGAACGAACGTCTTGAAAAAGGTTTGACCTTTATGGTTAAGTCTATGAAAGGGTACCGAGAACTTATCCAATTCTTTAGGGATGGTGGATGTGACCCATGGGGTGACAAAGCTAAGGATAAGATAACACTTCTATCTCCGGTGGAACAATACCTTGTATCCAAAGAAAAGAGATTATTTAAAGGGTTTGAAAACTATAACGAGGTTACTCGAATGGTATATGACTTGGAGACGACCGCACTTGAACCTAAGGACGGTCGTATCTTCATGATTGGAATTAAAACCAATAAAGGTTACCATAGAGTAATCGAATGTACTGATGAGAATGAAGAAAAAGGTGCAATCATTGAATTCTTCAAAGTAATCAACGAACTTAAACCATCTATTATTGGTGGGTATAATTCAGCAAACTTCGACTGGCATTGGATATTTGAGAGAAGTAAGATATTAGGGATTGATTTAAAGAAAGTTTGTAAATCATTAAACCCTAATCATTCATATACTCGTAAAGATGGTATGTTAAAATTGGCAAATGAGGTTGAGACTTATACTCAAACTTCTATTTGGGGGTATAATGTAATTGACATTATTCATGCGGTTCGTAGAGCTCAAGCAATCAACTCAAGTATTAAAGCGGCTGGTTTGAAATACATTACCAAGTATATTAATGCGGAATCTCCAAGTCGTGTTTATATTGACCACTTGGATATTGGTCCATTTTATGCAAACAAAGAAGATTTTTGGTTAAACAAAACTAACGGTAACTACAAGAAAGTTGGTGTTGATTCTAAAATTGATGAAATTTGTGGGAGAAGAACTGACACTTATGAAAAAACTACAGGAGATAAATTAGTTGAGAGGTATCTTGACGATGACTTAGATGAAACCCTTAAGGTTGACCAAGAGTTCAACCAAGGTTCATTCTTGTTGGCGGCAATGATTCCAACAACATATGAAAGGGTTTCAACTATGGGTACCGCAACATTATGGAAAATGTTAATGTTAGCTTGGTCTTATAAACATGGAATTGCAATACCTGCAAAAGAATCTAAGACTGACTTCGTAGGAGGTCTTTCAAGACTATTAAAAGTTGGTTATAGTAAGAATGTCCTAAAACTCGATTTTAGTTCCCTATACCCCTCAATTCAGTTGGTACACGATGTATTTCCTGATTGTGATGTAACAGGAGCAATGAAAGGTATGTTAACTTACTTTCGTAATACTCGTATCAAATACAAACAATTGGCTGAGGAGTTTTACGAAACAGACAGAGCAAAATCAGAATCATATGGTAATAAACAATTACCGATTAAGATTTTCATTAACTCGATGTTTGGTGCATTATCGGCACCACAAGTATATGCTTGGGGTGATATGTATATGGGGGAACAAATTACTTGTACTGGAAGACAATATCTTCGTCAAATGATTAAATTCTTTATGTCAAAAGGGTATACCCCATTAGTAATGGATACGGATGGTGTTAACTTCTCCACACCGGACGAAGCGAATAATAGAGTTTATGTTGGTCGTGGATTGAATTGGAAGGTTAAAGAGGGTAAAGAATATTATGGACCTGAGGCGGATGTTGCGGAGTATAATGATGTTTTTATGAGAGGTGAGATGGCACTTGATACTGATGGTGTTTGGCCCTCAACTATTAACTTAGCTCGTAAGAATTATGCGGTTATGGATTCTAAAGGTAAAATAAAACTTACCGGTAACTCAATTAAATCTAAAAAACTACCACTGTACATTGAGGAGTTTTTAGACAAAGGGATTAAATTATTACTTCAGGGTGATGGTCAAGGATTTGTTGAATATTATTACGAATACCTACAAAAGATTTACGATAAAGAAATATCTTTAAGTAAAATTGCTCAGAGAGCTAGAGTTAAATTATCATTAGATGATTATAAGAAACGATTATCAACTAAAACTAAAGCCGGTAATAGTATGTCTCGAATGGCACATATGGAATTGGCATTACAAGAAAACTTAAAAGTTAATTTGGGTGATGTGATTATGTATGTTAATAATGGGTTAAGAGCGTCTCACGGTGATGTACAGAAAAAAGGTGATGGATTACAATTAAATTGTTATATGTTAGATAAAAACATATTAGATGATAACCCGGACTTAAAAGGTGATTATAATGTTGCAAGAGCGGTAACAACTTTTAATAAAAAATTACAACCACTTATGGTAGTATTTCAAGATGAGGTCAGAAATAATCTATTAGTGAATGAACCTGAAAAGAGAGGGATATTTACCAAATCACAATGTGAGTTGATAAACGGACATCCATTGGATGAAGGGTCTCAAGATAGATTACAAGAAGATGTTCTTGATGTTACTGAACAAGAATTAAAATATTGGGAAAAAAGAGGTTTATCTCCTGATTATATGTATGACTTAGCCGAAGAAGGTTGGGAAGAAAAATTAGGAGTAATGGCATAAAAAAAGTGGTCTTAGGACCACTTTTGTTTTTTATGATTGTTTTAAACCATCGGATGATAGAATATACCAATTACCACCAACAAATCTGAATTCAATACAAGCGTATTGGTCGGCAACTAATTCATCGTAATCTTCATCTATTTTTCCAGTGTCAGGTTTAATCGTGACTTTAGTCATTGATTTAATAACAACGTGGTCAGTTGTTCTTGAATCTAATGTAATTACAGATTGTGATACTCCTCTAACAATAATACAACTTTCTCCATTAGTTCTGTAATCTAATTCAGATACTACAGAAATTTCTGAAGAATCTATGGTAAGTCCATTTATTATTTTTCTTGACGGTATTGATTTAATTATTGCCATATTATATTACGTATATTTGTCGAGGCATTGCTCTAAATTTCATTTGTTTGTTTAAGTTTTCTGCAATTAACGCCTCTCGTTCCATCACTTTTTCTGGTCTTAATCTTGTTAACCATCCTTCCGCTCCTGTAAGTTCTTCGAGTAATTTAGATTTCTCGTCTTTAGCCTCAGTTGATAATGATTGATAATCCATAGTTAATTCACTATCCGGAGTTTTAAGATTACCACTATATTTTCCTCTAACTCTTGCCAACGTTTCTTTACAATATGCTGTGAACCATCTTCTAACCCATTGTTGACCCGGTATGTTTAAATCTTCCCAAGATAAATTATCCATTGGAACATCCGAAGGTAATTTAATAACGTCAGGATTATTTTTTAAACAATCCGCTCTATTATCAGGTGATACATCATAATACCAATACCACACTGCTTTACCCACATAACCGTTAATGTTATTCCAATTAAATCTTCCTCCCGGTGTATTGTATAAATGGATATTTTTCTTACCATCAGGTAATCCGGTGATTCTATATGTAAGTGAACCACCTAAAATTCTACTCAAGACATTTGCCTCTTGCATTCTTATTAGATAATCAAAACCTGACATCATAAAGTAAGAACCTTGATTTCCCATTTGAGCGAATCCTGCTTCACTAGCACCAAGACCCAAACCAGCACCAAACCCACCGGCAGAAGCCCCTAATCCAAATGCATTCCATGGTCTATCACTAAACCATAATAATTCATTAACCTCACGACCTGCAGGGATTTCGTATGTTTGAGTATTTGCACTTAAGATGAAATAATCTTTTTTCAAAACCCATGGACCTTCTGTTTGAAGACCTACAATTTTTGAATATGAATAACTAAATTGTTGTTCAAAATCCATTGTTCGAGTAATCAACGCTTTCGCAACTGATTTCTCATTCATGTTTAGGTTAACTAAATTAACCCATTGACTATCTATTAACCATTGAAGAACATATTCTTCATAGTCACCTATAGATAATTCCATTAACGAGTCCATCATTTCATCTTCAAGTTCCACACTTCTAAGTGGCGCCCCTAATTGATGTTTGACTCTCGTATAAATTTTACTTCTTTCTGGTTCCGGTATAACTGCCATAACTATAAATATATTGTTAAACGTTATTGTATATCATATAATAATGAGTCTAATGGAAAAAGGAAATTACCATTAACTATTATTGGTTTTTTATCAAAAACTAAAACATTTTTCCCTTTTTGAAAAATCATTAAATCGGTTTTATAAATCTTAACACTTGCGGTTCCTTCAAGTAAGATACCATCATCTGTTATCTTTTTTTCTCGGAAAGGTTTAACTTGTGCGGTTTTGGTTACACCATCTTTGGTTATCTCTAAATCAACACCACTAATAGCATCTTTTTTACTTCCAAGTTCTCCAACGATTTCAATTTTAACATCTTTACCAAAATATCTTCTTAATATTGACGCAGTTATTTCTTCACGTTTTGAACCTGCGGCGTTCTTTTCAATTAAAACTCTTAATAGGTTTTGAAATGTTGAACTTTCTCGATTAAATATTTGAAATTTATAATGATTAATTGCCGAAATAAATCTTGAAGCCTCTTTCTTTTGTTCTTCTGTGTTCTTATTTCTAAAATCAATTGGTGGTTTTTTTGTTAATTTTTTAATAACTTGATTTACATCATTTAATAAAATACAGAATGATGTGTAATTTGTGTTTAATTTATTGATTACTGACCGACCCGGTCCTTCTAACTCATAAACACCTGACATCTGGTTATTACCCGGATTTTCTACAAAATTTTCAGAAAATACATCTCTCATTATTTTATTTATACCATTCATGTAAATCCATTTAACATCTTGATTAGTATTGAATAAAGTTCTATAAAATTCATTTTCAGATGATGAACACATTTCTGATTTTCCTTCACTTAGTATCTCTTTCATTTTATTCGTCTCAAGAAGTTTTGTTTCAACTTTCATGTCATATAATTTAGAAACAAAATCCCAATTCACAACTTTCCAAAAATTTGCAATATATTCATCTCGTTTGTTTCTATACTTAAGATAATATGCGTGTTCCCATAAATCTAATCCTAAGATTGGAAACCCACCACCTTCAATAACATTCATTAATGGATTATCTTGATTAGGGGTCGACATTATTTTTAAAGTATTTTTTGAGGTGATTATTAACCACACCCATCCTGAACCAAAACGTTCTTTAGCAATTTTTTCAAATTCTTTTTTGAATGTTGGAAAACTACCGTATTGTTTAATAATCTTTTGATAAAGTTCCCCTTTAAGTTTTGTTGGTTTTGGAGATAACATATTCCAAAACAATGCGTGGTTGAAAGCACCACCGGCATTATTTCGAATTGTCTTATCAAATCTATCGATTGTTTTAATTATTTGAATTAACTCTAAATCCCCATATTTTTTCTTTGAAAGAGCATCGTTCAATTTATCCACGTATCCCTTGTAATGTTTGTTGTAGTGAAATTCCATCGTTTCGGGGTCGATGAATTGTTTTAAGGCTGAGTAAGAATAAGGTAATTTCTCAATTCCTATTTTCTTCATTTCTGTTATTAACAATCTTTGTTCCTTTAATACGTGATTTCCAAGGATTACTGTTTCTAACTCTTTAATTTTTTGTTCTATTTTTTTCATATGTTTGGATTAACCATTACATATAAATAATCGAAAATTGGTTTAACGACGCATTTCATTAATTCTCTTTAAAATTTCTTCAGCGGCGTCGGCAGTATTTTGATTATCTCCCATAACGGTTGCGATAACTTGTTTTTTATTGTGGAGTATGTCGTAAATAATTCCCTCAATAGTATTTTCAAAAATTGGGTAATAAACTAATACATTATTTTTTTGACCATATCTGTATGCTCGGTCTTCTGCTTGTGCGTGGTCGGATGGTAAAAATGATAAATCATTGAAGATAACGGCCTCTGCTGATGTTAAAGTAATACCAACACCAGCTGCTTTGATATTTCCAACAAATACTTTTATTTTATCGTTCTCTTGGAATTGGTCAACACTAAATTGTCTTTCATGTTTTGACATAGACCCATCAAGTTTAACCGCAGCTTTTCCAAAGTGTTCCGTAATTTTATTTAATGAATCAGTAAAATTACAAAAGATGATTACTTTTTTGTCTTGTTCAATAATGTTCTCAGCAATTTCAATTGTTTGTGAAATTTTTTCATCGGCAATAATTTGACGAACTTTGGTTAACTTGGTAAATTGAACCGTAAGTGATTTTGATTCCTCAGGGTTTTTTTCATACCAATTGTAATAATCCCCCATTACTTCTTCGTACACTTTTGATTTCAATCTCAAATACACTGGTGTAATGATTTTATCAGGTAAATCTAAAACATTTTCTTTTAATCTTCTTAAAGTTAAACCTGCCGTTCTATCTCGTAATTCCTCAAGGTTTGACGCTCCTTGGACATTCCAAATTTTTCTTGGACCAACTTTGAATTGAAAACCGGCACAGTAACGAATAACATATGCCATCCAATTCTTGGCAACAGGTGAATCAATTAAACTAAGTAAGTTAAAATAATCTATTGGACGAGATGTCATCGGTGTACCGGTTAACAACCATAATCTATCAACACTCTTTGTGATGTCGTTGATAAGTTTTGTTCGTTGCGCTTGGGCGTTTTTAATATAGTGTGCTTCATCAATAATGACTAAGTCAAATTTTGACATTAATATTAATGATTCATCTTTCTTTTTTGGGTCATGAAAATTTTTCATGATATCATAATTTACAATAACAAAATCATGTTCCGTACTAAATTGTTTTCCTTCTGAAATAAAAATTGGTCGGTCAGAATAATTTTCAATTTCTCTCTTCCAGTTAATTTTAAGTGTTGCCGGGCAAATAATTAAAATTTTCTTGGCACCGGTTTCTAACCCTGCAATAATTGTTGAGGTTGTTTTACCAAGACCCATATCATCAGCAAGGATAAACTTTTTGTTCTCAACTAATTTTTGGATTGCCTCTTTTTGGTGGTCAAGTGGTGGTCGGTTAGAATATTTGGTATAATCAATTACAACATCTTTAACAGTATTATCTTTGATGATTGCGGCTTTTGGTAACCAAAAATGATGTAGTTCTTCTGTTTCAAATACTCTACCCCAAATATGAAATGCTTTTTCTTTATCCGATAATAATTTTTCTACCCATACTTTTTGAGGTATTTCGGTGTATAATTTATCGTCAGCAAGTTTCTGAGCGAAGTAGGCATCAAGAACCACCCATTTCTTTGCAACTTTGGGTTGTTTATCATGATTGTTAATGATATATTCGGATTGACTCCTAGTGGGATAAAACTTTTTATTTAATTGTGACTTACGTTTTAATTCAATTAAATAATTATTACCCCCTTCATAAGTTTCCAATAGGGATAACGCTTTAGATTCTATGCTAGTATTAATTTCCATTACTCAAATAAAGACCCATTACCATAATTAATCAACAATTCTTCCTCGTCATTAATATCGTTTATTGCAAAATATACAAATGTTTGGTCTTCTTCATTTGTATACCAATCAACATTTGGTGTTTCGGAATGGTTATAATAAGACCCATAACCTAAGACCAATGCGTGTTTAGTCCAATTCTCGGAACGAGGGTAACAAAAGGTATAGTTTGAAAATACCGGTATTTTTTCTTTAGAACTTTGTGGAAAAGAAAGAAAGGGGCAAATATCAATAACCTCACCCTTTTTTATTTTTTGTGAAGAAAAAACACCCAAGTTATGTAACGGACTATCTTTAAGATATATTTTAGTTGGCGGACTGATTTTCATAGTTGAATTAAATATAGTTGATATTGAAGTATTTATCAATATATGCAAAAATTAGTTCCAATTACAAGATTAGGTAAATTCTTCGGTGCCGAAGATTACGCTCTCGACATAGGTATGGGAGAAGAATGGTTATTGGGTGATATGAATTTCACCGTGATTCTTTATCGTATTGATAGATATAAAACTAAAACCGACGATGTTTATGGTGAGGTAACCGAAGATGGTATCCAATTCATGGCACCTGTTGAATTGCAAGGTTTGGTTCAAGTTATGGCACCAAGTTCTAAAAACTATGGAAACTCACGAGTTGAATTACAAGAACCTGGTAATATGAAATTCTCATTGTATCAGAAAACTCTTGATGAATTGGGTGTTGAGATATTCCAAGGGGATTATCTTGGATATTATGAAACTGAAGATAGAGTTAGATATTATGTGGTAAGTGATGATGGATATGTTAGGTCAGATAATAAACATACGTATGGAGGATACAAACCATTTTACAGAAGTATTGTTGCTACTTATGTAAGTGAAAACGAATTTAGAGGAATCTAATGGAATACATAATAACAGAGAGTAAATTATTTAATGCAATCTATCAGTATATTGATGAGTCTTATGACGTGGATAAAATTGATTATTTTAATCCAACAACTTGGAATGGTGATGAACATGATGACAAAGAAAATCCATATATTACGGAGTTTTTTAATCCTGAATATGATGGTGATTATGATGAAAATGGGATGTTATTTATTTATATTGTAAAAGAATATTATAAAGATGAACCTTCAAGCCAATCTTTTATAAATCAAACACCAATTTTAATTGTTAATGATTATGGAACATTAGAAACAATGTTTGGTGAATATTGGAAAGGACCTTTTAAAAAATGGTTTGAAAATAAATTTGAATTACCTGTTAAAACAATTGTAGCTGATTAATGGAATACATAATAACAGAGAGTAAATTATTTAATGCAATCTATCAGTATCTTGATAGTTATCTAAACCCAAACGAAATTGATTGGGTCTATGGGACTGGTTCTGACGAAGATGGTTATGAGGATATAGATAAGGATGATGAAAACTTTTTAATGTTCTTTAAAGGAGAATGGAATGGGGAAGATGATACTGACATAGTTTTTTATTATTTTGATGTGGATTATTATGAAAATAGTCCATCAACTAAATCGTTTAGAAATCAAGCACCTATTTTAGAAGTTATGGGTAAATATGGTGAACATTTGGACACTATGTTTGATGACCATTGGGTTGAACCTATGAAAAAATGGGTTCAAGATAATTTTAAATTACCGGTTAAATCGGTATCAACACATTATTAATAATGAAAGTATTAGTTAAAGAATCTCAATTAAGAAGAATATTTGAAATTGTCACAAAAGATAAAGTAATTTGTGACGAGTGTGGTTGGTCATGGGATTTAGCTGATGGTGGTGACGACCCTTATATTTGTCATAAATGTGGGCACGACAACTCAGAGGAAAGTCATATTGGGAAAAGAGTTATGGTTTATTATAACCTTCATAAACACACTTTTTCGGTAACATATAAATCTAAAGTTATAATGCACGCTGATTATGTTAAATTAGGGGATGTTGAGTTTAGAGTTAGAAAAGGTGGGAAAGACAGAGTTCGTTCGGAAAAATCAAAAAATGTCCATGCGTTTGTTATTGGGGATTTAATGGATTTTTGTGAATACCCTTGTGATGACATACCAACACCATCATCAGATATGATTATTACCTATAACCCATACAAGTATGATTCATTTGTTTATAAATCAAGTGGAGAACCAATTTATAGTGCAACTGAAGTTGATATGATAAATTCACAAAATAAATTATTTGTAGTTAAGAAATAAAATGCCATTACCAAAAAAAGTTATACCAACATTACCATTAGTCCCACAGAAGACATTGTCTGCTCGTAGGGAACAACTATTGGAATATATTAATAAAGACGGAACATATCTTCCTAAATCAGTGCTACACGCCGATTTAGATAGAGGAATGTTAGATTTTGTTAAAACTGATTTAGAGGTTGTCACCGCAGGAAAAATAGTTCCAATGGTGGATATTATAATCACAACTCAAAACTGGACTCAATACGTTGAGACTGCCTTATTTGTGGATTTAGATTATAACCCATCCCCGCCCTTCATCACGGTAGTTAGAAGTCCCGAAGTTAAGTTTGGTACCAACCCATCATTACAATATACAATCCCTGATAGAAAACAATTCTATTACGCATCTGTTCCAACTTGGAATGGAAACGAACAGGGAATGGATATCTACACAATACCTCAACCGGTCCCTGTGGATATTAATTATAGTGTTAAGATTATTTGTAATAGAATGAGAGAACTTAATCAGTTGAATAAAGTGATTATGCAAAAGTTTTCATCAAGACAAGCTTACACATTTATTAAAGGTCAGTATGTTCCAATTGTAATGAATAATGTTTCAGATGAATCACAAATGAGTTTGGATTCAAGAAAGTATTATGTTCAAAGTTATGACTTCACCATGTTAGGTTATTTGATAGACGAAGAAGAGTTTGAAGTTAAACCGGCAATTGCAAGGGTTACTCAACTTATGGAGTTAACCGGAGCAGGAAATGTAGGGAAAAAGAATAAAACATTAGAAAACCCAAATGAATTTTTGGAGAATTATTTGTTTGTTGTTGGGAATGATACCTTAAGTGATATTGTTGCTTACACCGCAAATCTTTCTTTTGGAACTTGGTCCAATGTTGAATCTTTTGATGTTTACATTAATGGTGATTATTTTGGTACCGATGTTCAAAATATTCAGATAACTACTAACGATGTTTTACGAATAGATGTGGTTAAAACTGATGAGACAAAAGAGTCATCAATACAGTTCGATAATATATTAGTTTAATCTTCTCCGTAGATATCTTTCTTCTCTTTACAGGTTTCTACGATTAATTTTTCCAAAAACTTATAAATTTTTAATCCTCGCTTTTCACAGTACTTTTTCAGTATCTCGTGGATGGCGGGGTCAATTTTAATATTCTTGATTTCTTTTGTCTGTTTCATAGGTAGAAAAAAGGTAGAATTAATTCATACTCTTTACAAATACATATCTAAAAGTAAAGTTTTTTGATATTTTATTGAATATTTATCTATAAAATAAATCTGCAATAGAATAATTAGATAATGGCAACAGCACAAGCAAATCAAAAAGTTTTCGTTTCACCGGGTGTATACACTTCTGAAACTGACTTATCATTCGTAGCACAAAGTGTGGGTGTTACTACCCTAGGTTTAGTTGGTGAGACTTTGAAAGGTCCTGCATTTGAACCGGTATTCATAACAAACTACGACGAATTCCAAGCCTTTTTCGGAGGAACAGAACCAACCAAATTTGTTAACACACAAATCCCTAAATATGAAGCGGCATACATCGCTAAATCTTACTTGCAACAATCGAATCAATTGTTTGTTACAAGAATCTTAGGTTTATCGGGATATGATGCAGGTCCATCTTGGAGTATTAGAGTTACTGCTAACGTAGACCCTACAACAGTAATCCAAAACCCAACCGGAGCAACTTCTTGGTCTGTATCTTTTACAGGTTCAACAAGTGCGGGTACTGTTAATTTTATTAGTGGTTCATTCCCGGCAGCGGTTCAAGCAAACTTTAACACACAATATAGATTATCAGATGGTAGTACTTCTACATATGATAATGATATTACAAACACAATATTAAGTATTGTTGGAGACCCATCATTATCTGCAACTACCGCAGTTGCTTACGGACCTGTTCCGGAACTTGATTATTGGAATTTAATTGACCAATATGGTGCGGTGGTAAATGCATATGGTGTTGATAGTGTTGATTTAGCGGATAATGATTTATCTGCAGGTGAAAATGATTCTTGGTTCTATGCAAACTTTAATAACTATACAGGAAACGCCTACACAGGTTATTCATTTGATTATGTGTTTGATTCAATTGTTACAGGAGTAAGTGATAGTTTTTCGGGAACAATCTCAGGTGAGTATTATACTTTTATTGGTACCGCATATACTGAATATAACAACATGGTTGTAGCAACACTTCGTTCAAGAGGTCTATCATTATATGTTAATAGTTCAACTAGTGATAATCACGGACCGGTTTATGAGGTAAACGACGAGAATAATGTGTTATTGTTAAACACTGACCAATATTCAAGTATAGATAAAAACCCTTATGCGTCATTTGGATTATCAGGTGTTACTAAAGATGGTGATAATTTCACATTCGAAACTAACTTATCGGCAGCATCTTCAAAATTCATAACTAAAGTATTAGGTATTGATAATTTTGGAAAAGCAAGAAATGAAGTTCCTTTGTTTGTTGAAGAAATTTATCCGGGGTCATTGGCTTACGCTTATAACCAAGGTTATATTAGAGGTATTAATCCTGAATTGGTTGCATTACCAGGTGCTAGAAGTGAAAATCCTTCATCAATTGCATACAGTGTTGGTCAATATCAATCACCGGTTACACCATTCTTAGTTTCTGAATTAAGAGGTAATAAAGTTTATAAATTATTTAAATTTGTTTCAATCTCTGATGGGGACGCGGCAAATTTAGAGGTTAAAGTATCAATCGCTAACTTATCATTCAATAATATGACATTTGATGTGTTGGTGAGAAATTTCTTCGACACGGATTCTAACCCGGTTGTTATTGAGAAATTCACTAACTGTAATATGGACCCATTCTCTAACAACTTTGTTGCTAAGAAAATTGGTACAACCAATGGTGAATATGCATTACTTTCAAAATATGTAATGGTTGAAATGGCCGATGAGGCACCAATCGATGCAATTCCTTGTGGATTTGAAGGATACACTCAAAGAGAATATGATAATGTCTTAAACCCATCTCCGGTTCCAAAATTCAAAACAAAATATTTCTTCCCTGGTGAAACTATTGCAAACCCACCGTTTGGGGCTGCAACAGGTGGTTCAAATTTAGTTGAATCTCCGGGTGACATTGTTAGAAGAACTTATTTAGGTTTCTCAACACAATATGGTATTGACGAATCGTTCTTAACTTATAAAGGTAGACAAAACCCACAATCTTGGGTTATTGCACCTCAACCAATTGAAGGAGCTGCTTGGAATTATGTGAGTAAAGGTTTCCACATGGACTCAGGTGCTACAGTAGTTACAATTTCAAATAGTTCATTGACTAGTGGTCAAACAGCATTTGAATGTGGTACTGCTGAATTTAGAGAGGACCCTGAAACTCAAGAAAATCCTTACTACTTTATTTACTCAAGAAAATATACTTTATGTTTTGCGGGTGGATTTGATGGTTGGGACATCTATAGAGAGTTTAGAACAAATCAAGATAGATTCCAATTAGGTCAATCAGGATTCTTGGCGGGAGCATCGTCTTCTACAAGATACCCTAACGCTACAGGTAGTGGTTTATTTAAGAGAATCACAGTTGCTAACAATACTCAAGATTTTGCTAACACTGACTACTACGCATACTTACTTGGTATCTTAACGTTTAGAAATCCTGAGGCAACAAACATTAACGTGTTTGCAACTTCAAGTATTGATTACATCAATAACTCTAACTTAGTTGAAGAGGCGATTGATATGATTCAATACCAAAGAGCTGACTCGGTTTATATTGCAACAACACCTGATTATAATATGTATACTCCGGATGCAACAAACCCTCAAGATATAATTTATCCTCAAGAAGCTGTTGACAACTTGGACAATACTGGAATTGACTCTAACTATACTGCAACTTACTATCCTTGGATTTTAACAAGAGATACTGTTAACAATACACAAATTTATTTACCTGCTACAGGTGAAGTTTGTAGAAACTTAGCATTAACCGATAACATTGCATTCCCGTGGTTCGCATCAGCGGGTTACACAAGAGGTCTTGTAAATTCTGTTAAAGCGAGAGTTAAGTTGACTCAAGAAGATAGAGACACACTTTACCAAGGTAGAATTAACCCTATCGCAACTTTCTCAGATGTTGGTACGGTTATTTGGGGTAATAAAACATTACAAATTGCTGACACAGCACTTAACAGATTGAATGTAAGAAGATTATTACTTCAAGCTCGTAAATTGATATCAGCGGTGGCAGTAAGATTATTGTTCGAACAAAACGACCAAATCGTTAGACAACAATTCTTAGATAGTGTTAACCCAATCTTAGACTCAATTAGAAGAGACCGAGGTTTATACGATTTCCGTGTAACAGTTTCATCTTCACCTGAGGATTTAGATAGAAATACTTTAACAGGTAAAATTTACTTGAAACCGACGAAAGCGTTAGAGTTCATCGATATTGAATTCTTCATTACTCCAACAGGAGCATCGTTCGAGAATATTTAATAAAAACCATAAGTGGGGATTCGTCCCCACTTTTTAGCCAATTATGAAAAGAAATACATTAAAAGAAGGAATTGACGAGCAGGGTACACCTGATATGAAATATTATGCATTCGATTGGGATGATAACATAGTTCATATGCCAACCAAAATTATGGTTAAAACTGAATCCGGTGATGAAATTGGTATGAGTACTGATGATTTTGCCGAATACAGACATCAATTAGGAAAAGAACCTTTTGAATATGATGGTGAGACTGTTGTAGGATATGGTGAAGAACCTTTTAAAAACTTTCAAACACCGGGAGATAAAAACTTTTTGATTGACTCTATGAGAGCTAAGCTCGGACCAGCGTTTGACGACTTTAGAGAGGCGATTAACGGAGGTTCTATCTTTTCTATAATAACCGCTCGAGGACATAATCCTAATACCTTAAAACAAGCCGTTTACAATTACATAATAGAAGGATTTAATGGTATTGATAAAGATGAGTTAATTAAAAACTTAAAAAAATATAGAAGTATTTCGGGAGATGATGAGATGAGTGATGATGAATTAATTAAATCATATTTAGATATGTGTAGATTTCATCCTGTTTCTTATAACGACCCTGAAGGTGCTGCAAATCCTGAAGAAGCTAAAGTTCGTGCAATGGATAAATTCGTGGACCATATTAAAGATATCTCTTCAAAATTAGACAAAAAGGCGTTCCTTAAAAAAGAAGTGAGTAATAATTTTGTACCATCGAAACCAACTATTGGATTCTCGGATGATGATGTTCGAAATGTGGAAGTTATGAAAAAACACTTCAAAGACAAAGAAGACAATATTGTAAAAACTTATTCAACTGCAGGAGGAATAAAAAAAGAATATTAACTAGTAATAAAGAACTAGTATTAAATAATTAAATAAAAAACTAGTTAAATTAACTAGAATTAAATAAACTAGACTGGATTATAATGATAATAAATTAAATTCAGAAAGTCAATAAAAATATTTTCCATTTGGATATATTTATGATAATAAACAAAGAAAAACTAATTTAAAATAATATGGCTGATTTATTGATGAAAATGCCGATTCCTTACGAACCGAAAAGACAGAATCGATTCATACTAAGGTTTCCATCAAGCTTAGGGATTAACGAATGGTTTGTAGAAAGTACTGCAAGACCTAAAATTAAAATTGCTTCAACTGAAATACAATTTTTAAATACATCAACCTATGTTGCGGGAAGATTTAACTGGGATGAAATACCTGTTAAATTTAGAGACCCAATTGGACCGTCTGCGGCACAAGCACTTATGGAATGGGTTCGTTTACATGCTGAATCTGTTACAGGTCGTATGGGTTATGCTGCGGGTTACAAGAAAGATATTGACCTTGAGATGTTAGACCCAACAGGAGTTGTGGTTGAAAAATGGATTCTGTATGGTACATTCTTAACTAGTGTTGACTTTGGTTCGTTAGGGTACAGTACTGATGGTCTTGCTGATATTAGTGTGTCATTAAGAATGGACCGTTGTGTATTAGTTTATTAATTTTTTAATATTAATAAAAACATATGTGTTGATAAAAAATCAATACTAATTATATTTAACCGTAAAGACATAAACTTTACGGTTATTTTTTTATATGGAAAATCAAGCAATCGAATACGGACAACAAAATTTTACGTTACCACACGATGTAGTACCACTACCGTCGGGAGGAATATTTTATAAAAACAAAAAGAAATCTATCAAGGTAGGATATCTAACGGCTAATGATGAAAACATTTTAATGGGGGGTGGAAATGATATGACCACAACACTATTAAGAAGTAAAATCTATGAACCGGACTTAAAAGTTGAGGATATGTTAGAAGGTGATGTGGAGGCAGTTTTAATCTTTTTAAGAAATACTGGTTTTGGACCGGAGATTAATTTGAATTTAATCGACCCTTCAACAAGAAAATCATTTCAGGCAACAGTTCCTTTAGATGAATTAAATGTTATTAATGGTCAAATACCTAATGAAGATGGTAGTTTTATTATACAACTACCTAAATCACAGGCAACCGTTAAATTAAGACCATTAACTTATGGTGAAGTTTTAGAAATAAGTAAGTTGGAAGAATCATATCCTAAAGGAAGAGTAGTTCCAAAAGTTACTTGGAGATTACAAAAAGAGATTATAGAAGTAAATGGAACTACTGATAAAGCAGAAATAGCCAAATTTGTCGAACAAATGCCAATTTTGGATTCAAAATTCATAAGAAAATTTATGAATGATAATGAACCAAGATTAGATTTAAGTAGAGTTGTAATTACCCCATCAGGAGAAAAGATGACAGTTAATG